CCTTCCCCTATCCCCCGTCGGAGCATCATGGCCGCATGTAAGTGGGCGCAGCACGTCCCAAAAGGAGAGCAACCCAGAGGCAGTGATGCCGGTACCGTCGTCAGAGACGGCACGGGCTGGCGGTGTCGCCATTCAGCGCGACCCGGGGACGCCTATTGCACTATCCACGAGCAAGCCGACCTTAGGCGCGTGATGATTCTTGATTGGGCGGTGTACCAGCTCAGCCGCCGCCGGGACTCGTTCGCCGGCCACGCCTATGATTGGGCAGTCCGTAAGGAGGTGTCACGGCTACCGCTGGACAGGTTGGCAGCTGCCCTTGACCTCATCATTGACGACCGAGCCAGAGAGGGAGCTAAACGCGGACTCGTTGAGGTGTCTGACCTTGTCAGGGCTGTCGCCTCAGTACAGCGCGAGCGCAGCAGAGAGCGCCGCCAGGCATCAGGCTGCCCAACGTGCTTTGGCACCGGTTGGCGGATTGTGTTCGACCGGTACCAGGCAGGTATGACCGGAGCTGTTGCCTGTTCCTGCAGAGACGGCGGGTCCCGCTCCAGTGAGGCGCAAGAGCGCGGGCGACCCGTATGCAACGCGGACAGCATGCCGCGGCGCTGGACCGTCCAACCTCCTGAGCCAGTTGCGGCGATGGAATACGATTCTTGACACTTTGAGCTTGTGCAATGCAACCTATAACCACGGCGCCCCCGTTCGGGCGCGTACGATGGTTTGACATTGGCACCGACAACACAAAAGGACATGCGCCGCCGGCTTGACCTCGTTGAGAAGACGATTGAGCGCAAGGGCTGGAGCGGTCGAATTGAGCGGGAGCTTGCTGAGGCTTTCGGCGTTAAGCGCGGCACGGTCAGAGGCTACCGCGTCCGAGTCTTGGAAGAGATTGCGGAAGGGTATCGAGGCATTGACCGCGAGCTTTCAAGGGGCGAGTTCCTGCTACGAGTTCGCGAACACACCGAAGCGGCGAGGCAAGACGGAAGGTATGGGCCAGTCGCGGCGATGCTCAACATTGAGGGGCGCACATTGGGCGTCTATCAGGACGGGGTCACCCTCACCCACCAGGCAGAAGATGCCAGCCTGGACGACGTCATCAGCCGCCTGCAGGAGTTGCCTGAACCTGTCCGGGAGCGGTTGGCCGCAGTGTTGACGGGGGCCAAGTGAGCCAACTTCCCCAGTCGGTTCAAGCCTCGGAATGAGCCTGTCGGCCCTTTGTCGCGCGTTGGACTCCTTCGCCTCTGACAAGCTGTCCTTGTATTGGGACAAGGCCAGCCCCAAGCAGCTGGAGTTCCACCAAAGCCAGAGCCCGCGCCGACTATTGAGGGCAGCCAATCAGGTTGGCAAGAGCTATTCGGCTGGCGCAGAGACTTGGGCCAACGCTATAGGAGAGCACCCGTGGAGGGAGACCCCCGCGTCTCCGTGTGTCGGTTGGGTACTGGTGGCCGACCTTGAGAATCACTATCCGACCATCTGCAGGAAGTTGAGGGAGACGGAACCCGGGCACATGCTCAGCCCGGCCACCAGTTACGACACCGCGCGCGGGTACCGGACCAAGGGGCGCAAGGTCATCGAACTCAAGAACGGAAGCATCATTGAGTTCCGTTCCGGGAAGGGGGAAATCACCGCGCTGGCCTCCGCAAGTTGCTCATTTCTCTGGATCGACGAGACCCCCTACCAGGCACATTTCGGCGAGGCCTTGGCCCGCGTTGCTGTGCGTCGTCTGCCAAGTGGTGCCCGCGCTCCCATGTGGATGTCATTTACGCCGATCGGTCGGCCGGTTGAGTGGCTCAAGGAGATGGTTGAGGGAACGAAGGACCACCCACCCAACGAGCAATGGCACCAAACAGTGGTCAGGCTCAACCCTCAAGACTGCCCCCACCGCTCACCGGAGAGCATCAAGCAGCAGCTGGCCAGCTATCTTCCTGGCGAGTACGAGCAGAGAGCCAACGGGGCGTGGGAGGGTAATAGCCCGTCTCGAATGTTCAGCGGTTGGTCACCCTCCTGCCTACTGGATGACGAGGACCTCCCCCAAGGCGAAGTGTCCATTGGGTTGGCTTGGGACCACGGTGAGGACGTCGGCCGGGAGTTGTGCTTGCTGTATGCCTACGACGAGGAAGAGCGGCGCGCGTGGATACTTGACGAGTGCGCCAGTCCCGGAAGGACCACAATTGACCAAGACGCGATGCAGGCTTTGCAGATGCTTGACCGCAACGGGATGAGCCTGGCTAGTGTTGACCGGCTGCACGGGGATACCAACTCAGCGGGCAAGGCGTCCCACCTCTCAAGCGTGAACCGGCTGATGGAGGAGGCGTTGGCCAAGGCGCTCGGGATGCCCCCAAGCCGACCACCCGTGACTATCCTTGCAGCCCGCAAGGGGGCGGGGAGCGTGGCCATGGGCTGCCGTGTCGTGAACAATGCGCTATTGTCCGGCCGGTTGAAGATCTCCCCAAGGTGTCACAACCTCATCAAGGGGCTCGCTCATTGGCAGGGCCGTAAGACCGGTCCCGACGGCGAATTGACCCATGCGCTTGACTGCCTCAGATATGCTACGGTCGACACGCTCGACCCTCGGGCGCGCGGCGCTCACAGATTGGCGGTTCGATAATGCAGTATTACAGCGCGATCTCATCGATTGTTCCCCTCCCAACGGGGGACGGTGACCAACAGCGCCGGGCCCACTCTGCCCTACGTCGTCGCATGCTCCAGGGCAATTGGCAGCAGGACCTAGAGGCCCGCGTACGCGCTTTCTTCCCTCCCACCTCTGTGGCTCGTTTCGGCTCTCTCGACCACTCGCGCAACGTGTTCCGCAGTGTGACCAACAGCCTGTCGCAGCTGTATAGCTACCCCCCGTCAGTATCCCACGCTGACATGACAGACGAGCAGTCTGCAGCCTTTTCGAAGGAGCTGGGGAACTGCGGACTCTGGCCACTGCTGGCACAGAATCAGAACCTCACAGTGGGCCTTCGTGAGTCGCTCGTCCGGCTTGACTACCTCTCCCAAGGAGACGACGGGAAAGCACAGGTCAGGCTTGTCCCGGCTGATATGGTCTACTGCGAGGCCAGCGCAGACAGCCCCGACGAACCCAACTATGTCATTGAGGCCCGCGTCCGACTCATCAAGGACCAGACCGGCAAGTCTTCCAAGGTCTGGACGTGGGACGTGTTGGACGTTCGGAACCCTGAGGAGCCAAGCTACAAGGTGATCCTCCCCGACGAGGACCTTAACGTAGACGGGGGTCAGGCCGACCTGACCGAGCAGGTATTAGGCGGGACGTTTGACGGCGCCGACTATCCCTACATTGTGGACGGTCAGCCGGTCATTCCCTACGTGCTGTATCATCGCCAGCGGTCGAACCAACTATGGTCCCCCTACGCCGGCCGCGAGCTGGTTGACGCAACCCTACAGGTTGGCGCGTTGTATTCTCTGTGGGGCTATCTGGTGCGCGACGCATCGCACCCACTGCGCTATCTGTCCGGTGCCAAGATTCGAGGAACTCAGCAGCGCGGGAGCGGGAGCGCAGCACGCCAGGAAGTACACGTTGACCCGACGGCAATCCTGCAACTCATACCCGATGGTGGGACACCAGTGCAGGCGGGACAGTGGGCTGCAGGGGCCGACCCGGAACGGCTCCAACTCGCGATCCAATCCTTTGAGATATCAGCCGCGGCCCATGGTGGACTCCAGCCCGACGACCTGCAGAGGACCGGCGGCCCGGAATCGGGTGTTGCTATTGCGCTCAAAAGAGAGGCCGTCCGCGAGCATCAGCGGATGATGGTGCCTGAGTTCGAACGGGGAGACCAAGGGACGCTTTCCCGCATCGCTTCCCTGCTCAACCGATACAAGGGCACTAACTACCCTGAGGCCGGTTGGCGCATCAGATACCCCGGCCTTCCGCTGAGCCCGCAAGAGCGGTCAATCAGACTGGAAGAGGCGCGGGCGGAGATTGCCTTGGGCGTGGCCTCGCTGGTTGACGTTGTGCTTGCAAAGAATCCGGGGTGGACGCGAGAAGAGGCGCAGTCCCACCTTGACCTAATCCAGAGAGAACGGCGGGTATATCCTGCTGCTGAATGAGAGGGAAAGACATGACAGAGGAAACCACGATACCGAAGCCCCGTTTTGACGCAGTGCTTACCCGAGCCAAGGAGGCAGAGGCCGCGTTGGCTGCCCTGCAGACTCAACATCAAGAGCTGACCAGCAGCGCCAAGAATTGGCAGCGGGACGCAGAGATCGCGGCCGAGCTGAGAACCGAGCGCGACACCTTGACCGCTCAGCTGCAGAGTCAGAGACAAACCAGCGAAGCCAACCTTGCCATGGTATCGGCTGGCGTTACTGACACTGAGGTCCGTGACTACGCCCTTCACCGCTACAATCAACAGCTCGGTGGGGAAGAGTCCAAAGATTGGTCTGATTGGTGGGGCTCGCAGACTGATTCACCGTCCGCAGTGCTCCGCCCATTCTTGCAGCCCGCAACCGCTGCAGCCGCTGCTCCCCAGTCGGTTCAAACCCCGGCCCCGGCACTGTCGACAGTTCCAGCCGCTGCCCCGGAACCAGCCGCACCCGCTGCCCCCGCCGCGCCTCAGTCAAACGCCGGCACGCTGCCAACGCCAGCCGCCCCGCAAGCCTACACGCCAGGGTCAATTGCATCACTACCAAAAGCGGCCAGAAAAGCAGCGCTTGCCGCGGCCATGAGCAACGGGTCAGGGGGCTGGCCTTTTAATTGACTGGTGGGGCTTTTGCCCTCTATTTTAAATCATACCCCCACGGGCGCCGCCGGCCACAACGGGCGAAGGGGGACGCGGGGCCGCCTCCCCTTAGGGCGAGAGACGAAACACACACCGCGCCCCGTGCGCATAGGAAACGAACATGGCGAACGAAATAACTTTTGGTGGCTCGGGGGACGTCCGTGCCGCCGAGATCCTGAACGGCCTCTTGTGGCAGACCTTGGTCGACCGCACTGACCTCCGCAACACCCTCATCCGACTCGGTGACGTCGGTGGTTCGGGATCTGACACGCTCAAGACCCCGACCGTCAGCTTTGACGACCCCTTCGCCGCTGCCAACACAAACGAGACCACCGCCGCCGGCAACAGTGCCCTTGGCATTGGCTCGGTCTCCATGGCTGTTGCTCAGCAGATTCTGGTCTATCAGCTCTCTGATAAGTTCATGATCACCGGCGGTGCCGGGAATCTGAACATGAACCAGATTGCCGCATCCATGGCAGACTCTTATCTGCTCCGTGTCACTGACTTGGTGTGCAGCGCTGCGGAAGGTTTTACCACCGACGTGACCGCGGCCACCTTCATGGACGTGGACAACTTCGTTGCGGCGATGGCTCAGCTTGAGCAGTCGAGCGTCCCCGGCCCCTACTCCGCAGTCCTGCACCACGGGCAGTGGACCGGCCTGCAGAGCAGCCTTCGCGCTGAGACGGGCGCCGTTGCATACGCACCGGCAACCTATGAGCAGATCCAGATGAAGGGTCCCGGATACGTCGGAAACGTACTTGGGGTTGACTGTTTCAGCACCAATTCCGTGAGTAACGATGGGACCCACTACAACGGTTCCATGTACGGACTCGGCGGGATTGCCTACGTTGAGGCCAGCCCCCGTCAGGCTATGCCTGGCAGCATGGCCGCACTCGTAACGCCCGCGGGTTCCCCCGTGTACGTCGAATTCGACCGGCAAGGTGACCCCGGTTTGACTCAGGTCATCGGGCACGCATTTTGCCAGGTAAGCATCCTTGAGGATGCCCGCGGTGTCGGCGTCCTTTCTGACGTCCTGCCGTAGTAGGTAAACAGACGAGGGAGGGGAAGGGGCCGCGCTCCTTCTCCTCCCCAGTCGCCACAAACCACGAAAGAGGGAGAGAGACATGCCAGCAATCATCGGACAGCCCGCGGTCCCAATCAGCAACCAAGTGGGGGAAAGCAAACTCCCAAGGAAGCAGGCCCGCAGAATGCATCAATGGGTCTACCGGTGGCACCCGAAGCGGTGGCACTTCTACAAGGACGCAGGCAAGAGCGGCGAGTGGCTCCCGCGCCTTGGCCGCATCTCGTTTGATGCCGGTCAGTCCAACGTTCAGGAGAACGGAAACATCACGCTTGCCATGGCCAGCGCTCAAGAACAGGGGTGGTCAGTCATCCGGCCCAATGATGAGCGGCTCGGGCCTCACCAGAACTACATGCAAGCCGTCCCCGTTGAGGGAGGGGGCAAGGCGTACGCATCGAGGTTCAAGGCTTACAGCATCGAAGGCGGTATGGTCTTTGAGGACTTTGACCGAGAGGGCTACTACGCCTTCCTTCGCCATCTGGTAGACACGGGAATCGTTGCGCCGATGTCAAAGAACATCCGGTCTTACCACCTCCGCCGGCACAAGGAGCGGGTTGAGCGCGCTGAGGCATCAGCGGCCAACATGCCCCACAACGCGATGCTGCAGGCACGCGCCAACCGACTCCGAGAAACCCACGAGGCAATGACCGAAACCTACAAGCCGAAACGTCCCGGACGACCGAAGAAACCCAAGACCGCAGAGGCTCAGGCATGAGCGGGGAGCGCCAGGGCGGACGGGAGACGGTCGACAGATTGACCAAGCGAATGAGACAATCCGGCATGTCTACCGACGCCGCAAAACAGCGGGCAGTTGAGGCGGTACGGAAACTGGACAAGACCAAGAGGTGACCACATGGCGCGGATACAGACACAGGCAACATCGACTTCCTTTGGTGCGGGGCTCTCGCTAGAGGCTGGCACCACTCAAGTCGAGGTTTCGTTCCTTGACGGGGGGGCGCTGGTTGCCGGTACGGTCAAGGTCATTGACCCCGCCTCGAATGGGCTAGAGATTCCGATTGGCGCCAACCAGTCCTACACGTTCGCCCTCCCCAAGGGCATCGGAGCGGATTGGCAAGTCAAGCTCAAGGCCGCGGCCGGAAACCCCACCGGCCAGTTGCTGGAGTCCTAAGCCGTGGCACCCATCAACACACACACAGCCAGCGGCGGCGGTGGTGGGGGCGATGGCCCTGACACCCTGTTGGACCTCGACTTCACCGGCCTCGACGCTCAGAACCTGGCCAGTGAGGGAGACGGCACGCGGACCCTGAGCAATGGCCAAAGCATCCACGTATCGGGAACCGCCGACGTGGGGACGTTCGCTGTTGATTCGTCGGGCCTTCGGATCGCCGTCTCTGGTGCATCTGGCAGCGTCAAAACCGGCATCGTGTCCATTGACCTCAGCGCCTATGGTGACTTCGCAGGATATGACCAGTGGCGGTTCTGGGTCCGCTACAAGACGACCAGCATGGTTGGGCATGTCAACGGCCCGGCTGCGTGCTGGTTGACGTACGAGGACGCACTGGCCGGCGCTACCGACGGAATCCTTGCCAGCCTCAAGAAGTACAAAGGCGACACCCACTACGGTGACAACATGGCCCTCAACGGCCTGTCACTAGGTCCGCCGCCCGCCAGCTACTCGGGGGGCCGCGGGGCGTTCAGATGCTCAGGGAGCGCACCGGGATCGCACCTCGCGTACTCAGCTCGCGGCTGCGGCAGCTCAGCGAGCGCGGCTTCATCGAGAGCGTTCAGGTCGGAACTCTGCAGCAGTACGCGC